CCACCTGCTTTTGCACCAAAGTTGGAGAGACGACTAGAGTATCTTTGATTTTCTAGTTTTTTAAATAGACCCTGACCGCCAGCTTTGAAACCAGCATACCCAGCAGCGATTCCGCCAAACAGAGATCCTCCGCCTTCATCTTGTTCACCGTTTCCAGTCGTAGGAGTTTCTGGTGTAACTCTAGTGTTTGTAGATTCTGTTCCGCCGATAACTACCTTTGGTTCGGATTTCTCTTTTGCTTCTATCTTCGCTGATGCTTTTTCATTGTTTTGTTTATCAATATTTTCAGCACGTTTTTCGGCATTAGCAGATGCTTGTTCTGCTTCTACTTGTGCTGCTTTATTGCGAGTCATAACTTCTTTTACATTGGAATTTGGATCCAACTGTTTTTTACCAGAAGGTGCAACACCAGCACGTTTTTTATCGAATAACTTATCTTTAATCTCTACTAGAATATCTTTGATGTCATGTAAGATAGATGCAACATCATTCTTTTCATCGGGCGCAACTCCAACCTTGGCAGACTGAATCTTTACCTTTGGTTGTTGTGATTCTTTGTACTTTGTTTCGAGGGTTTTATTAATCTCTACCATCGAGACAGGTTTGCCATCTTTTCTATACGAAAACTCTTTCTCGGATGCTGGTTTAATACCCTGCTGCTCTAGAATCTTTTTTTGTTCTTCGGTAAGATTTACCATCTTATCAACAGATTTAAATTCTGCGGTAGACTGTTTCGTAGATTGAGAAGTTTCTGATCTATTATTATCATTGGTGGATTGAGATGTAGAATTATTGGTTTCTGTCTTATTAATTGCCTCGGAGAACATTTTCTTCAAACGTTCTACTTCTGAGACCTTTTCGTTAGATTGGTTTACCTCGTTGCGAATTTCTTCTCGACGAGATTCTTGTGAACGAAATAATCCACCAAGAACACCATTTTTTGGTGCAATCCCATCCATGAAACTTTTTTTGAAGTCCTGTTTGAAATTGCTGGCACCTTCTTTGAGTCCAACAACTTGACCCTCTTTTCCAGGTTCTCTATTTGCACCAAACATACTATTCTTCAAACGATTAACGAATGTATCGTCTTTGCCCTCTAGGGTCAATCCTTCTGACTTAAATCTTTCATTTAGTGTTTGGTTTTGAAGATTCTTTCCAATCTCACCAAGTTCTGTTGGTCCACCACCTTCGCTTCTAGCAATCATTTTTGCCGCAAGGTCGTTAATATCTTTCAGAGAGTTTTTAAATTCTTCGACTGTCTTGAATTGCAATTTTGTAATTGCATCCAATGTGTCTTCCATTAATTTCTTATCTTGTTTCTCTAACGATGATATTGCTGCAGTAGTATTCTTTTGAATAGATTCAATAAAACTATCGACTAATCTTGCTGATGCTTGCTTATCTGAAGGTCTATTTTTATTGAGATCAAGAAGTTTGCGAATCTCAGAAAACTGTTTGTCCCTGTCGTCGGACTGCATTGGTTTTGCCCCAGAACTTGAATTGTTCTTGGCGGTTTCTATAACCTTGGCAAATCTTTCCGACGTGGAGTTAGGTTCCATTAATACTGCTGCCTTTGTTTATCTGCTTTTTCTTTTAAATGTAATGACAATAAACCAACATAAACTTCCCTCTCCCAAGGCATCATATTTTCAAGTTCACTTAATGAGTATTTATGCTCATGCATTAAAATAAAGTTGGTCTTATAATGATTCCTCAAGTTATCATGAGAAAGGGTTATTCGAAAAAACTTTCTACTCCATCCAGGAAAACAACGTTGTGAGTTGAACAATTTGCACAATCATATTCGATCTTGTGTTCAATTCTGGGCATAGAGAGAAAGAATTCTGTAATCTTCTTAAACTGTTCGGAAGTTAGATTGTCAACAAATTGTTCTACTTCTTTTCTTTGAATGTCTTTGGTAGTGAAAACTTCCTCGGCAGTATATACACTGTCGATACAAGAAACAACCAGATCGTATGTTGTAGAATCACCCTTCATATCAAGTGCGGTTGGATATCGCATAATAACTCCGAGACCACTGCCAACGTCAATCTTATTTGTATGTCCGTCGGTAAGTGTCGGTTTGATTGTCGTCAGATCAAGTTCCGCTCCAGTTTTGTGACCACACTCACCGCAGACCAAATTAAACTCAGTTACCTGACCAATAGATTCGGATCGAAGTTTAATGAAGATATTCTGAAGTTCAAAGAATGGTAGTTCGCTGCCTGTCAGTTTGCCGAAACTACAAACATTTGTAATTTCTTGCATCGCATTTAGCATCTCGCTTTGGTCCTCAGATTCAGATGCGAGAATTAATAATTTTTCTTCTTTGACCAAAAATGGTCTGAATTTAACTTTTTCTTTAGTTCCAATCATTTCAATGTAAAACGTTGGTGTTTCCATAACAGGTAACATAATATTCTCCTAATAAATATAAAAACGGATTTAACTGGAACCTCCAGGTAGAGTGTTCTGTTGTCCAAGCAATTTACCAACAAAGTTTGAACCTCTTTGCACAACATTTTGATCCTGATACCAATTCCTAAATGTAAAGGTTACTGGTAGTCTAACAAATTGTGTATTGGACCATGCCAATGATGCAGGTGCCATTGATCTCGGCCATGCTTCTTCGATGATCCATTTATTGGTTACTTCGTCTTTTTGGTTCAATGAGTATAATTCTATTTGACATGTATAGTCTTCATAGTAATTAACATATCTCGTGTTTTCATCTACAATTTCGCGCATCCATGTGTCAAAGTATTTCTTTACTTTCCAATCTTTATCACAAAGGAAAGTAAACGTTGCAGATTCACCATTGTAGTCTAGAAACGTTGCCCGATTTTCAACTCGGTTATTATACTTGTATGGTTTAGATCCCATCATTAATCCAGGAAAGATTGCCTCTTCACACATAAGCGAAATATACTGTGTGTTAGCATTTTCTGGGGTGTTTTTCGACCCAGCAAGAAACTTCGTCGCATCGTTTATGCTAAAATTCAAGATTGGAATGTTAGTATCCAGAATTGCATTGGTGACGCTATTTGTTATACCATTCAAGCATTTCGGTGTTCCGATAATTACTTCGAATCTGTCCGATCTTGCCAAGTCCTTCTTGCCAACTTCTGCGAGGAATTCTTTGAGACCATTGCCTGCCATTAATATTTACTCCTGGAGTCTCTGAATACTTCTTCTTTTGTTTTTTTCTGGAATGCTTCAAGAGGTAGAAAAATGGCACTTTTCCAGTCGGATGGATTTATCTTCATAAATCTTGATTGAACATGTGTAGTTAAATAATGTTTGATGCAAGGTTTTACTTCGTTTGCGCTGCTTATACCTTGCAACATTTGATACGACATTCTAATTTTAGTTGTAGGACTAAGTGTTTTCGAGTCTGCGAATTTTAACAACTCGCCTAGAATCTTTCCTCTAACTAAATATGGTGCATAGTGTAGATTAATACCATAAAACCCTCCAGGTGCTGGACCGAATGGCAGCACTAACGGGAAGGCATCATAGAATGGCAATTCGTTTTTCCATTTTGGATCGTAATAATACATATACATAGAACCGATTTCGATGTTTGACTTTAGTTCTCCAATATCAGATTGCATTGCTGTAGTCGGCGATAAACTTGCGCCGACTAGTTTTTGAGCATTGCGCATATACCACCAGATAGACTTTTGTCCATCTCCAGCTTTAGCACGAAGGGTTTCGAACGGATTTGCCATAATAACTATTTATTCGTTATTCCCAATTCTTTTTCAGTTAATATCAGGAATTTCCACTTTCTATCTAGACAGAACTCAGTTGCTGCTTTCCACTTTGCTTGATTTACACCCCAAGTCATTACTTCTTGAAGAAACTGTTTTGTTTTTCGTTTTGGGATTTTTGGTTCCTGTGTAAACTTGGCAGGTTTAATTTCGATCAAATACCGTTGATCATTTACCTTGATATAGAAGTCGACGAAGTATCTGTGGGATCTTCCATCAACAGGAGATCTATATGGTATTGCAAGTTCTTCTGAACCCCACTCGGAAACACTATCATTTGCATCACACCACTTCATAAACTTCAATTCATAACTGGAACGGAAAATGATGTTGGTCGGATCCCCAATATACTTATTGGGTTTTTGAATATTGTATCTACCTTTTAGAGAATCTTTTGAATAAACCATATAAATATAAGAAAATACCAATCTAAGGGATATTTATAAGTGGCAGAACCATTACCGTTAGCCTTTAATGAAAAGGATGCTGCGAGAGAAGCATTTAATTCTAAATTTGGAGTAGGAAGCGGCGGTTTGCTTCGGTATCCACTTGACTTGACTGATCAGTCTCCGCATTATATTATCTTTTACCCGCTGGTAAGAGAAGGTTCACGTCTTGGCGAAAATTTTAAAAACACAGGCGGACAGGTCTTTGATAAGAGTTCCCAAAATGGTCAACAGCCAGGTAAAGCGACTGCCCAATCTGCTGCCCTCGGTGCAGGTATTGGCACTGGTCTTGGTATCGCCGAACAGTTGGCTAAGGGTGGGGGCAAAAATGCAGGTGGTGTAACTCTTGGTGGTATACTTGGTAGCGTTACCTCTGTAATTGCTAAGGGAGTAATAGGCGGTGCTGCTGGTGGCGCAATTGGCGCATTATCAGGAAGTCAGGAGTTATATACGGGTGCTGGTGGGATTGCTCTCCAGATGCCCGAAAATAAAATGTCTTCTGGGTATAAAGCAACATGGAAACCCGATGAAATGGGTGCGCTACTTGGTGCGATCGGTGCTGGTAACCAATCTTTGCTGGGTGCAATTAATCCGCTAAGTCCAGATAATATGAAACTGGCGTTGCGTTCTGGTGGTAAACTTTCGAAAGTTTTGAGTGATAATGCTGTGGATGTCAATAAAGTATTAGAATCTAATACCAAAAGTGTGACGAATCCATACAAAGAACAATTCTTTAAAGCAATGGAGAATAGATCATTTGTCTTTGAATACAATTTCGCCCCAAGAAGTTTAAAAGAAGCAGAAGCAATTTTTAGTCGCAGAACTGCTGCAGGTGGAGATAATATGGGAATTATTCAAAAGTTCGCATATCATATGCACCCAGAACTTAGAGACTCAGGATACTTCTTCAATTATCCATCAGAATTTTCTATCGTTTATTATCACGCAGGAAAAGAGAATCAATATGTTCGTAAAATTTCCACCTGCGTTCTTACTGGTATGACAGTAGACTATGGTAGTGATACTGGATTCACAACGTTCAAAGAAGGTATGCCAACACATGCTACTATGCGATTAGAATTCTTAGAACTAGAACTGATGACCGCACAAAGAGTTTATCAAGGATTTTAAAATGTATTTTAGACAATTTCCAGTACTCAGAGGTAAATTCGATGGCACGTTTAAGGGTGTTACGGATATTTTCTTACGAGTCGCGCCACAAACTCCTATCAAAAATGTAGAATTTTTAGAAACAACGTATGTTCAAGATGGAGAAACTCCAGAATTACTGGCGTTTAAAATGTATGAAAGAGAAGATTATCATTGGATTCTATTATTGATCAATAATATCGTTGATGTTCGCGAAGAATGGCCAAGAAAAGAAAGAGATCTTTATTCTTATTGCTTAGAAAAGTATGGCGAGAATAATATTTATCAAGCAGTACATCATTACAGAACAACAGATAAACTTGCATCTCAAGGTGTTCCGAAAGGAATTATTGTTGATTACGATGGAGCAAAGATTTCATCTGGTGAACACGAATCAGTTACAAACTGGGATTATGAATTTGAATTGAACGAAGACAAACGAGAAATTAAGTATATTCCAAAGATTTTAGTTGGTAAATTTGTTTCGGAATTCCAACGAATAATTAGAGCATAATATGGCAACCAATTCTAAAGCATTATCAAATCCTGGTGACGTAACATTTAAGACTGTTGAGATCATGAGCGTCAACGGTGACATTCTTGACATCAAAAGTTTTGTCGTCGAACTAAATATCTATGAAGATATATTTTCGAACGCACTACAGGGTGTTTTGATGCTTGTAGATTCTAAAGAACTTATATCTGGTTTACCTCTTGTGGGCGACGAACTCTTAAATATTTGGATACAAACTCCAACCTTTGGTGATGGATACGGCGAAAGCATAAAAAAGACCTTCTCAATTTATTCTATTAAGAATAGAATGCTCAACGCCGATCGTGAACAAATGTATACATTATACTTTTGTTCTATGGAAGCAGTCAGCGATAATGTCACTCAAGTCAGTAAAAAGTATGAGGGTACTACTGACGAAATTGCAGACAAACTGTATACGGAGTATCTAAAACAAAAACGTTGTTTCGGCGGTATCGATAATAAAGACGAAACTCCAATGGTTATCGCAGATACTCCACATGAAGGTAAGATTGCTTTCGTGGCAAATATGTGGTCTCCTTTTCGCTGTCTCAACTATGTTGCACAGAGATCTATTGGCGCAAAACAAAAGGGTCCCAGTTTCTTATTCTATGAAACGAAAACAGGATTTTACTTCACTTCTATTGACAATTTAATTAAGAGTCAGTTAGATCTCAGTTCTATATATGCAGAATATGTGTATTTACCGAAACCTCTTAATCCTTTAATCGATTTGGTTGATGATGAAACATTACATACGATGAAACCTGGATTAGACAAGGGATTTAGTACTGTATCTGATATTCGGTTTAATGAGCAGGTCGATATTTTGAAGTCGCAAGATAACGGAAGATTTGCCAGCACTACCACAGTTTTCGATATCATGATTAAACAAGCGACGAATGCACCACATGATTATTCATATTCATATCCTGATATCATTCATATGGAAAATTACCGAGTTGAAAATGGTACAGCAGTATTTGATGAGAAATCAAAGGATAATATGACCTATCCTGCGAACGTAACTCGTTCTGCATTGTCTAAACGTTTCTTTCGTCCAGTGCATAGGAAAGTTCTTACCACAAGTGAAGACGATTTACTAGATTATTCACCAGATAAATGGTTGGGTATGCGCCAAAGCGTTCTTGAAGATATTTCTGGACTACGTATGCACATCACGGTTCCTGGAAGAACGGATGCTGAAGTTGGTAAGATCATTCACTTCAAATATCCTAAAGTTGGAGATGGCGCAGATAAATCAGATCCGAAAAACCAATGGGATCCGTTCCTTTCTGGTGTTTGGATGATCACTGCCATCCACCATAAAATTACTCCAGTCGCGCACAATATGATTTTGGAAATTGCTAAGGATTCGTTCCATACATCCTTCCAAGCAATTGAACGTGCACCAAATCCAAATATTCCTGCGGGGGTTGATCCTGATAATCCTGATGTGCAAGCAGAACAAGAAAACGGTGTATCTCCGTCATCTCCTGGACCAGTCAATAAAGCAGGTTGGACTCATCCAACTGGCGGCAAGGGTAGTATTTCTAGTAAATTTGGACCAAGAAAATCTCCTGGTGGTAAGGGGTCGCGTAATCATAAGGGAGTAGATATTGCAGCTGCTAAAGGCACACAAGTTTTTGCTGCTAAAGATGGTACAGTTGCTCTGACAGGATGGCAAAGCGCAGATCATGAGTCGGGTGGTGGGATTCGTGTTAAAATCGAGCATGCTGGCGGTTACACAACCTTCTACGGTCATGGTATCGAAGGTTCCATCGTAGTTAAACCTGGAGATAAGGTCAAGGCTGGACAACCAATTATGAAAGTCAATAGCACGGGGTCTTCGACAGGGCACCATCTACACTTTGAGATTTGGTTGCGGGGTAACAAAATAGATCCACTTCCCTATATTTCGTGAGATAAAAAATGACAGATAATTTCTTTTCAAATAATGATTCAAACTTCTATTGGTTCTTCGGATGTGTTGAAGATCGTGGAGATCCTATGCGTATCGGTCGCGTAAAACTACGGATTCTTGGTCATCACACAGATGATAAAGAGCAGTTACCAACTGATGATCTTCCATGGGCGATGCCAATTATGCCAGCAAACAGTGCCAGTACTTCTGGTATTGGTTGGTCGCCGACTGGTCCAGTAGAAGGTACGTGGGTGTGGGGATTCTTTATGGATGGTGCAGAAGGGCAACAACCTGCATTCGTTGGAACAATTAACGCTGTTCCTGAGAGTAACGGTAGTGGCGGTGGTAGTGGAGATGGATCTGGGAACTCACCTACCTCTGGTGGTAGTGGAGGCGCAGGTGATGGTGGTAAAGTGGATCCTGCTGAATTGGCAAAACTCAGCAATTGTGATTGCACCACGTTAGCAAAATCCCAGATGGCGAAGGGTAATAAAGCAAATATGCAAGTAATCATCAAGGCAGGGCAAAGCGCAGGGTATCCACCTAAAGCGATTGCAGGATTGCTTGCTATAGCAGGAGTTGAATGCGGATTTGTTCCTGTAAACGAGGATACTAGATATACAAATGTAGGTGTTTTGAAATCAGAATTTAGTAATGTGTATAAACATCCAAATCCAGATGCATTTGCACGTGCCATAGTTGCTGGAGGAAGTGTCGCTTGTGCAAATGCTATTTACGGTGGTCGTGGAGGTAATGCAAAAACCATTCCTAATGCGGGCAGTTTGGTTTCTACCGACAAAAACCAAGATGGATACAAATATCGCGGAAGAGGATTCAACCAATTAACATTTAAGAGTAATTATGCCGCCTTGGGTAAGGCAATTGGTATGGGTAATCAATTGGTAGCAAATCCTGATCTGGTAAATACTATTGAAGTTGCAGCAAAGGTTCTAACTCAATTTTACTTCACGGCAGGACTGAAGAAATCACAATTAAATGACGATAACATTGGTGGTAGATTGATTAAATTGACAGGTAATGATATGAAAGGTGGTAAAGGTCCAACGAGTCATGAACAGAAAGCTGCATTATATAAGTGCTTTATGGAAAACTATACTAAGAACGGGAATTTTATCTAATGTTGGATGTTCTGCGCGATCAAGATTTATCTAAAATTCTAGATAATACCAAAATAAGTAAGGTTCTTTCCGCTACCGAAGTCAAGCAATTGATGGGATCCATCGCACAAGATGTGGGTGGTGGTGCACATTCTACGATTTCAGACAGCGGTAAGGTTGGAGCATACGGGTTTAATCTTGAAGCACTACAAACAGTTGGTGCAGTGGCACCTAATGCTGTCGAAAAAACATTAGAGAATATCAAAAAGAATATTCCTGGTATTTCAATACTGACAAAGAAAACTTGGGTTAGAGCACAGGCATCTGATCCTCTAGCGAAGTTTGGTCTTGGTGGATTGATTGGTAAAAATCTCGGTAAAAACTTTGCGCTTGATGCTCTTAATAAATTGGGACTTCCGATTCCAACGAATATTGGTAACGTTGGTAATAATCTAAACTTTGCTGCTCTCGCTGATCCAAAAATTTGGACTGCAAAACTAGGCAGCGCTGCAGAAACTGCAAATAAGGTTGTTAATGCGGCAAATGGCTCTGTCGGGTCCGCAGTTTCTTCAGTTAAAAATACTCTTTCTAAAGAAGTGTCTGGTCTTACAACTAAACTTGCAGTAGTAGGAACACCAACAAAATCGAATGAAGTATTAAGCACTACAAATAAAATGGTTAAGACCATAACAAAAACACTTACTTCGTCTGCAGTAAAATCTGCAACCGAATTAATTACCAATTCAGTTAAACTTCCATCCGCGACTAAGGGTGCATTTGAATTGGTTTCCAAACAGATTGATACAAAAACATCTGCGGTTAATGAGGCAATTGATGTTTCTTTTGATCCATTCAGAATAGTACCTTCTATTGAAAACCTAACAACTGCAGTGTCTGTAGTTACCTCGTTGGTTAATACACACGAAACAGAAATCACAGAAATTATTGATGATGCTCACATCGGACAGATTACTAATCTTGGTGGTGGTGGAAGTGGATTTCTAAACGATCCATTCGCGCAAAACAACGCAATGGTTTCTCTGCTCGATAGAAATATTAAATCTCTTCTATCTTCAAAGGCGATTTCATTAGACTCTCCCAAAGATGTTATCTTAGGAATGTTGTCAGTTGCTAATGGTCAGGGAATTGACACAGCGATTAAGTTTGCTAATGGATTGATTAAGACAAGTTCTAATGGGAAAACCTCCAACGACTTCTTTGGTGTTGGGTTTTCTGCAAATAAATTATTTGACGAACTCTTGGCAATAAGACCTGGATCCCCAACAATCTCTGCACCAAATCCTGCAACACTTGCTCAGGCAAAACCAACTGTTGCCAATCAACCGACAAACGAAGGACTGCGAGATAGCAATCCTCGTATTGGATATAAAGATCCAAATAACGTTTATCCCAAGAAGGAATATCTCGAAGCAGGTAATGGTGACGTTAATGCGCTTGCTGTTGGAAAAAATCCAGGAGAAACTAAAGCACTACCACAGGATCAAACGATCCATGGTCAACATGATGCGCAGAGAACCACGTCGAAACCTATTGCGGGTAGAACAGGAGAATCTGTTTCTCAACCGAAGTCTGCCTTTGCTGCTGAGTATCCATACAACCATACCTACCAGAGTGAATCTGGACACACTATGGAATTCGATGATACTCCAAATGCAGAACGTGTTTCGTTAAACCACAAATCAGGGTCATTCTTAGAAATGCGCCCAGATGGTTCACAGGTAAATAAAATTATTGGTGACGGTTATACAGTTATCGATCGCAATGGTGTTATTACCATCGAGGGTAAGGCAAATGTTCACGTTGGTGGTAGTTGTAATATTTACGTGGCAAACAACTGTAATCTTACAGTTGGGGGTAATACAAATATTGACACACACGGAAACGTCGACTGGAAAGTCGGCGGGAATATGAACCTTGCGGTCAAAGGAACTTTCGCCACTCGCGTCGATGGCGATTATTCGATGGATGTGAGTGGCGATATTGATTCAGCAACTTCTAAATCATATAGACTTGGTTCTGCAACAAGCGTTGATATCCTCTCAAATGGTAAAATTAATATCGATGCGTCCTCTGATATTAACATTAAGTCCGACGCGAAGGCGAACGTCTTTGGCGCAGAGACAAACATCAAGGCATCTGGTACGACAAATATCCAAGCAGGTTCAACGATGAATGTTAAGGGTGGTGGTGCTACCAATGTTGATGGTGCAATCATCACAGTAAATCCTGGAAGCGCAGGTTCAGCAGTTACAGCATCAGATGGGACTCCTCCTGATATTACTATTGTCGCAGATCCAGTGTCACCGATGAATCCAAGCGAACCAGAATTTGTTGGTGGTAATGGTGGTGTTTCTCCAGAAGAAGCAAAGGGTATGGATTATGATGGCGAAGATGGCATTGCAGATAGAAACGCTGCTGGTATTGAAGATAGTGCGACTCCAGGAGAAGAAGGATCTAGTAATTTAGTAAGTGGAAGGGTTGCACCTACTGCATGTAATGTAACCAAGTCTGGAGTAAAACTTCCAGATATTAACATCTCAAATGGTATTAACTATGGAATGAAAATCTCTGATAAGTTTACTCTGAAAGACGTTATGGTAAAGGGTAAACTACGAAATTATGGTGGATTCAGTAAAGCAGACATGATTGCAAACATGCGATGCTTGGCAGTAAACTGTTTGGATCCAATCAAAACTAAGTTCCCTGGAATGTATTTCACGTCAGGATTTAGAGATTATATTCCATCTGGTGGTTCTACGACCTCGCAGCATATGCTCGGGCAGGCAGTGGATATGAAATTCAATGGAATGACAAAGGGTCAATACCACGATGTAATCGTCCCGTGGATTGTCAAGAACGTTCCATATGACCAACTTCTTCTTGAGTATCTACCATCTGGCGGACATTGGATTCATATCTCGTTTAAAGAAAAAGGCAACAGATATCTGCACTTTACCATGTATAATCATAAACGTGTTTCGGCACCTGGAACTTTCAAAAAATACTAAAAAGGCATATAAATAAGTATTATGAAGACAGTCAGAATATACAAAGATTTAGATCTTTCCTTTACTCCGCATCCTGGAACGGGTGATGTGGGGATGAAGTTTGACATCAATTCAGTTAAGCAATCGCTTAGAATATTGTTGTTAACTTCCAACGGAGAAAGACCGTTTAACTATATTCTTGGTTCTCCGATTTATAAGATGTTGTTTGAACCTATGGATCTTATCACTGCGAATATGTTAGAATCGCAAATAACACTTCTAATCAAACAGTTTGAACCTAGATGCAATCTTCAAATGGTTGAAGTGTCACCAAATTTCGACCTTAATCAATATGATATAAACATCAGATTCTATGTAGTTGGTACTCCAGGTCCAGTTACCTATTCAACATTCTTAAAGAGAGCTCGCTAAATGGCAGAACTTAGAGTAACAGAACTTGATTTTGTGGGAATCAAGCAAAACCTGAAAGAATATCTTGCTTCTCAGGATCAATTTTCAGATTATAATTTCGAGGGATCTGCTATGTCAGTTCTCCTCGATGTTCTTGCATATAATACGCACTACAATGCTACGCTTGCGCATCTTCTTGCGAATGAAATGTTTCTCGATAGTGCATTGAAGAGATCTTCTGTTGTATCTATTGCAAAGTCGATGGGATACTTACCCAATTCTCAGCATTGTGCAAGAGCGGTAGTCGATCTTGAAATAGATGCTGTTGCAAACTATGGTCCCGATTCTCTTCTTTTATCTAAAAACACCACCTTTACTGCGACGGGAATCCCCACAGACTTATCCCCCTCTGGTATATTCTCATTTAGACCAGACGACGATTATACTGCTATTGTATCTGATGAAGTTGGAGCAATTAAAACATTTACATTCAGTGATGTCAAACTAATTGAAGGTAATCGGGTTTCGAATGAATTTCTTGTAGATACAACCAATCTCTCTGGACCATTTACCATTCCAAATAAGAATGTTGATATTACGACGGTTACAGTTTCTGTTCAAAATGACGAAACCACTACCACATTTAATTATTCAGACACATACCTTAACATCGAAAACAACAGTAGTGTTTTTTGGATCGAACTAGACTATGATGGTTTATACCAAGTTGTATTTGGTGATAATATTCTTGGTAAACAATTAGAATATGGTAACATCGTTACTGTAGAATATTTTGTTGGTTCTGCTGATGGTGCAAATAATCTCTCGAATTTTTCAATGAATACTACTCTTACTGGGTCAACAGAAACTAAAACAATAACAACCATCACACGTGCTTCTGGTGGATCACCAGCAGAGAGCATCGATAGTATTAAATTCCATGCTCCCAAATTCAATACAACGAGGGATCGTGCAGTAACTTCTGATGATTATGCAACTCTTATCAAAAGAAGTTTTCCTGGAATCAATTCTATTTCTGTATGGGGTGGCGAGATAAATGATCCCCCCATTTATGGTAGAGTGTTTATCTGTCTTGACCCAGTTGCGGGAACTGTTATTACAGAGACTGACAAGGACACAATTTCAAGAGATATTCTTGCACCAAAAAGTGTAGTCTCGATTCAACCTATTTTCGTCGATCCTGAATATACATTTATCAGTGTTGATTCGACAACTAAATATGATCAAAAGCAATCTTTAGAGACTTCAACCGAACTTGCTACTCGAATAAGAACAAATATTATTTCGCACTTTGATCTCAATTTGAATAAACTTGGAAAAGATTTCTATTATTCAAAATTGAGCGCAGATATTATGGATACTTCTAATTCGATTATTACGAATAAGATTGATCTAACCTTGCATAAACGGTTTACTGGTGTTGTAACAGATCAAATTGCATTTAGGTTGAATCCTAATTTTGGGCAATCTCTACTACCAAATAGTTTACATTCGACATATTTTAATACGTTCTTAAATGGTGCATATTATGACGTATATATGGTGGACGTCCCTGATCAATCTCCACCTGATCCACTAGGAACTGGAACAATTTACCTGAAACAAATTGGGACTGATGTAGTTCTGTCTTCTAGTTTTGGGACAATAGAATATGGCACTGGTAAAATACTCGTACCATCATGCTTTTTCATCTCTCTTTTGGGTGGTGCAGATGCATTCAGAATATACGTCAAACCACAAAATGTTACAGCGGATATTACCACAAAGATTCTAACAAGCACTCTCGAAGATTATACTGGTGCGATCATTCCTACTATTTCTAGAAACTCTTTGCTAAAATTGGATCTAAGTAGTGCGAATGTCGCTGCGAATATTACTCCAGGTCTCCAGGTAACGGTTACAACATAATGAGTTTAATACCATCATACGAGAAAGTTGTTACTGGGTTTACCATAAACTCAGGCGGAAGTAACTATACCACACCAACTATTGATATCGATGGTGGTGGTGGTATTGGTGCAACTGCAGAAGCAACTGTTGTTGGTGGTAAAATTACTGCAATAACTATTACTAATCAGGGATCTGGTTACTCCACTCCACCAACAGTTACTGTTGTTGGCGGAGGTGGAACGGGTGCTACCATTGTCGCGATTATTGGTGATCTTCCATACAAAAACAAATTAGAATTTCTTATTCAGGAACAACTTCCCGAATTTGTTCAAAATGAATATGCAGGGTTCGTAACCTTTCTAGAAGGTTATTACCGTTTCCTTGACCAATCAGGAGAAGTAAATAATTTTCTATTAAATGCTAGAGATTATTCTGACATTGACAAAACATTAGAAGCATTCATTGATCAGTTTAGAAAACAATACGCAGTAGACATTCCGAAGAATGTCCTCGTTAATCAGCGTAGACTCGTAAAACTAATTAGTGATTTCTATGAATCTAAGGGCGCAGAAAATTCTATCGAACTTCTGTTCAAGATTCTTTATGATGAGACAGTAGAATTCTTTTATCCTTCGACACATATCCTAAAGGCATCTGATGGTGTGTGGATTGAAGACGTTGTAATTAGAATTCTTGGTGAAGATGGTGTTGATCCGTTTACTCTGTCTGGTAAGATTTGTAATTTGGTTTATTACGAGAATACTGGTGTTCAGATTTTCCCAAAGACAATCGAAACAACGGTAACGGGCGTAAAGAAACTGGCGTATACTTTACCCGCAATTTACGAATTGAACGTATCGCTACCTAAAAATTCTCCTCTGAAAGTTCCAGGTGCTGGTGCAGTTGCCACTCTCACCATAACCAGTGGGGTTATTACAAGCGCGACTGTTGTTTCTGGTGGTTCAGGATATTATGCAGCACCAACAATTACCTTAAACAATACTGATGGTCTTGGAGCAATTCTTCGTGCTAATATTGTAAATGGTTCTGTTGATAGTATCACTGTCGTTCAAGGTGGTTCTGGATATATTGAAGATGCAGAAGACATTCAAGTAATCTTTTCTACAGATTCTGTTAGAACACATATTCATCTACCATCAGACTCCTCTACGATTTATGGTTATGTTATCCGTCAATTGTCTACAGTAGAAGTTATTTCCTGTGATGGAGAAGGTGAAAACGGAGACTGCGGGTTTAGAGTCGGGCAGATTTATCAAATCGACGAACAAAGCACAGTCGGACCATATGTAATCGATCCACCGATGTCTGCTGTTACGGGAGGATTGATTAGTGTTATTGCTGCCAATCCTACCGATTATGGAACCTATGATGCTGGTAGATTTAACGATGGTATAAATGAACCATTTTTTGACGCACTAGGACAATATACGCTCGTTGGTCGTGATAACAGAGCGTCGGTTAGAATTTCCTCGATTGATGAAACTGGATGCGTTACTGCTGTTACCATCTTCAATACTGGTTTCGACTTCGAGCAGGAAGAATTCGAGGCAACTATAACATCTCCACACGGTTGTGAGGCAGTTCTTGCCTTTACGACTGGTGCTGTTCTTATAAAGACAGGAAGATTTAAAGATTCTCGTGGTATGTTGTCTAACATCAACAAACTACAGGACAACTATTATTATCAGAACTACTCATATGTAATTAAATCTGGCGTAACCTCGGGTACATGGTTGCCATTGATTAACAAAACGGTTCACCCTGCTGGTATGGCAGTGTTTGGTGAATTGCTTATCACCCAGACAATCGATATGGTTGACTACATTGGTGTTCTAGAAATTCTGGTACTTAATGAATTCTTTATTGATGTCATAGTGCTCAACGATCAGACTAGATCCGTTCACTTCTATAAAGTTCTTACTGATACTGTCGCTAAATCAGATGTCTCAACCTCTCACGTGTATAAGGTTCTAAGTGATTCTATAACTCTGTCTGATGCGACAGAACTATTATTTGACGTTGGTATCTATAATCCTGCAGATGATACTACTTCTACGGTCGATTCGTTCGATCGTGTTGTGCAATATGTCAGAGTGTTTAATGATGCGTTCTATACCTCAGAAACCACAGCGGTTGACTTCGGCAAAACTCTTGTAGAAGATCCAGTTTGGGTTACCAGAGATTTCTGGGCGGTGCCAGATTATAGTGGAACGGAATTTGCATGGAACCCAGAAGAAACGATTGAAGTTGATTTCGCAAAGGTTCTTGCTGATGCAGCAACGGCGTCTGAAGCAAATGTATTTGCAGTTTCGAAAGTAATAACACCTTCTTATGTTACTCCGTTTGATAACGCCAGCGCACTTTATGGCACCACCTTTGATATAACTAGCGGTGGTGGTGCTTATACTATGACTATTAGTATCAATAGTGAAGGTGTTATTACTATTGTTTCTGGGTTTGGAATGCCATTTGGTTATTATGTTTCCGTCGGAGGAACTACATTTGAACATATAGCAGGTGAAGATGCTGTTATTGCAACCGACTCGTTTGGTAGAACTGTAGAGTATTATAGAACGTTTACAGAATCCGTGATAACTAATGAATATGCTAATGCTGGGATCGAAAAACCCCAAGCAGAAGTGGTGACATCGGCGGAAACTTCGACCAATCATCTATATAAATATTTAAATGATTCTGTAACATCAACTGATCTAGTCGGTGTAATTCCATATCTGGTTAAAACAGATAACGCAGGTGCTACTGAATTATTAATCGTCGCAAATGATGCCGAAACAATAGAATCTATTGCTGCTACTGAACAATCGCTTATAAATATACTCAAAGGACTATTCGAAACAGTAACTGTTACCGAAAGTGGTATTGTAAACATACAAGATTATGTTGAAGGTGCATTCGGTTCGGACTTTGTGGGTCAAGCAACTTATTTTTAACTAAGAAGAAGGTAAACTCAAATGAATCTTAAAGAAAACGTAAAAGGTACTAAGGGCGAACTAAACATCGTTCTTCGCGATGCAACAGGGAATGTTACACAAGAAGTAACTGTTCCCAACCTTGTTGTTGACACTGGTCTTGCATATATTGCTTCGCGCATGAAAGACACCACTCTTTCTGCAATGTCGCACATGGGCGTTGGCGCTGGTACAACAGACCCAGCAGCAGGTAATACTGCTCTGGAAAGTGCGCTTGGTGCACGTGTTGCTCTGACTTCAACAACTGTTACTGCGAACGCAATTGAATATGTTGCAACTTTTGGTGCAGGTTCGGGTACTGGTGCAGTTACTGAAGCAGGTATCTTCAATGCCTTGACTTCTGGAACAATGCTTTGCCGCACAGAATTTGCTGTCATCAACAAGGGTGCGTCAGACAGCATGACAATCACTTGGACGGTTACAGTATCGTAATATAACATGCCACTTCTTCTAAGATCGCAGGGAAGACAAGAAATAGCAAGAAGCGTTTATCGTGACATCTATAACGAGAACGACTACTACTATTTCTTTGTCTCCCGAACCCAAGTCTGGGAGGACCCTGTCTCTGGGGATTTTCCAGAGCAACCAATTGACTCTGTCTCATACTCAAACACGTCTCATAGAAATACGATGTTTGTCAAGAGAATTCAGGCAAGTGATGCGGTCTTAATGGCACCCAGACATAATTGGGCACTAGGTACAGTATACGATCAATATGATGATGCATATGGTGAAACGGATGCTAACGATGATCCGATTTCACCCTTTTCAGGAGCAGCAACATTAGGTGCTGCTGTCTTTTATGTTGTCACCGATGAATTCAACGTATACAAATGTATCAGTAATGGTGGTGAGTCTGAAAGTACAATCAAACCATCAGGAACAGATACTAATACGTTTGAAACGGCAGACGGGTATATTTGGAAATTTATGTTTCGCGTCGAAGAAGGGGATGTTACCAAGTTTTTGACTCCAACACATATTCCTGTTCGTAAAATGGCAGGTCTTGGTGAACCACAATTTGATGTAAATGGTTTCATAGACAACATTAGCGTTACATCTGGTGGATCTGGTTATTCAACTGCACCGTATGTTGTAATCCAAGGCGACGGTCAAACTGCTCCTACTGTAATTATCGATAGCACAACTGGTCAAGATGCTTCTGCGTTCTCTATTTGCTCAACCGCTGGTGCTCCTCCTGTAGATATTGTTTCTTCAATTATCGTAACAAATGGTGGATCGGGTTATAGATCTCAAGTTTCTGAAACTTTTAATGGATCTTCTTCTGCTGCAGTTTCAGTTGCAAATAATGCACTTTCTATAACTGCTCACGGGTTTACTAATTTGGATCTCGTAACATATTCAAATGGTGGTGGAACTTCTATTGGTGGTTTAACGAATAATAGACCCTATTATGTGATTTATCAGGGTGCGAATACAATTAAACTTACTAGATCATATGAAAATATTGCTGGTGTTGCAATTACTAATACTGCTGGCGTGTTTTCTTGTGCTGCTAGAACACTAGCAGTTGGTGATCGACTCACAATTACTGGCACACCAGTGGTTGAAACTCTGGCAGCAACTGTTGCTGTGTCTGGTACTGCTGGTCAGTTTACTTGTGGGGCATCAACCCTAGCAGTTGGTGATCGTGTAAGAATTACTGGTACTCTTGCGGGTACAGGCAACATCATTGGATATACAACAGGAACAACATATAAAGTCTCTGCTGTAACTGGCACCACACCAATCGTTACTGGATTCACGTTAACAACCGAAGCTGATGCGGCAATTGTAACTACTGCTGGTACGTTGACGGGTCTAACATATACGACCACAGGCACTATTACTGGTTATGCAACTAATAATGTTTATAAAGTCTCTGCCGTAACTGGCACCTCACCAAATGTTACTGGATTCACGTTAACAACCGAAGCTGATGCGGCAATTGTAACAACAGCAGGAAAACTGATCGGGTTGACATATACGCCTGATACTTCTGCGATCGATCTAACTTCTCTTGGTACTGGTAGTTCACACACACTTACATTCGAAGGAACTACGGTATCCCTTTTGGGTGGTGCGGGTTCTGGTGCTACTGCCGAAGCAGTTATCGCGGGTGGTGTAATTACTGGAATCACAGTAACAGATGGTGGATCTGGATATGCTGGTGCTAGAGCGACTGCTGTTTTAGGAACAGGCGGAACTGCGGACGAGGTAACTTCAGTTACAGTAACCCAACCTGGATCTGGATTCTCATTCGCGAATATCAATTTCATTCCTGTTCCTGGCACTATAACTGCTACTGTTGCAACAAGCGGGACTGCTGGTCAGTTTACTTGTGGCGCATCCACGTTAACAGTTGGCAGTCACATTTTAATTACTGGTACACTTGGTGGCACAGGAACTATTACTGGATATACATCAGGAACAACATATAAGGTTTCTGCTATAACTGGTACCTCACCAAACGTCACAGGATTTACCCTTCAAACTTCTGCGGGTGCTGCAATCGTAACTACTGCTGGTACTCTGACTGGTTTAACCTATACAAAAGTAATCAATGAAACTGCAACAGCATCTGCTGTTCTTGGGTTTACTGAAGGTGGAACTCCACAAGAAAACGTAGAATCTGCAGCAACTCCAGGAACCATCGATAGAATCGAAATTCTTTCTGGCGGTAACAGTTATATTTTCGGCGATGCCTCTATTTCTATTGTTGGCGATGGGCAAGATGCAGAAGCAACCCTCACATTAACTGATGGTGTGGTTACTGATGTCATCATAACAAATCCAGGATCTGGTTACAGTTTTGCAGAAATCTCTGTTGTCAATGCAGCAGAAGGATCTCCAGGTAATAGCGCAACTTTCCGAGCAATTCTTTCGCCATATGGCGGACATGGTTCCAACCCACAAAAAGAATTGTTTGCTACGAGTCTATCATTGACGGTTTCTCTCACAAATGAAACCTCTGATACTTTCTTGAATAACGATTTCCGCCAATTGGGTATTATTAAGAATCCTAGAATTTTTGGTTCTACTGATAATTTTACTTCAAATACTGGTAATTGTTGTTATGTTATCGCAATAAATAATCCTGACTTAGTAGATTATGATGACGTTATCGAGAGTGATGATGGGGGTAGATTTATTGTTGTTCAGAAAGAAGACAGTAATAATAACGGCGTAGTAGATAGAATCCACTTGTTGCCTATTATACCAACAATTTCTGCCAATAGCATTTTGACTAATATGACGCAAGAAGTATCATTAGGATCTCCTGTTGCTGACACCTTTAATATTGGCACAGTGGCATCTCCTATTTTGGTTGCCGTTCTGAATCCAGAAGTTGACAATAGAACGGGTGAAATCATCTATCTAGACAACAGAGTTAAAATCATTAGAACATCTGATCAAGTTGAAAAAATCAGAGCGTTGATCAATTTTTAAAAGAAGTAGGAAAATATGGCACTCGACTTAAATACATCTCCGTATTATGACGACTTTAATGAATCTAAAAAGTTTCATAGAATTCTCTTCAAACCTGGATATGCGGTTCAGGCACGCGAACTTACACAACTGCAGTCTATCCTTCAGAATCAGGTCAACAAGTTTGGTGACCACATTTTCAAGAATGGCGCGATCGTTTCGGGTTGCGACGTTCAAATTGACAATGAATTATCATATGTAAAGATTGATGCAAACGCTGCTGGGAATGCGTCTCTTCCATCATATATCGGCAGAACAGTTACGGGTAGTAACGGTCTTAAAGCAGTAATCGTAGACGCAGTTGCAGCAACAACTTCCGATCCAGGAACTCTTTATCTAAGATATACCAGCGGTGATGGTAGCACAAATACTGTTCACTTCATTGGTGCAGAGACTCTGACTGTTGATGCAACTCCTGACCCAGATGATACAGATCTTCTAGAAGATGATGAATTTACTGTTCAAGCACTTGAAGTTGACACGGACGTATTGACAAATAACTATTGGGGTCGTGCTACTCGTATGACCCTTGGCGACGGTATTCTTTATATCGATGGCAAGTTTATTCTTCATACTTCACAGACAATTTATCTTTCAAAGTATACATACAATCCAACAGGTAGTATATGCGTTGGTGCAGATGAGCAAATTACAGACTCTGGTGATGATGAAACTCTGCTCGATCCAGCACAAGGTACATATAACTTTGCTGCTCCTGGTGCAGACAGATACTATGTTTCAACAGATCTGATTTTCGTTGAAACTCCCGATGCAATTCCAGATGGATATTATGAAGTTGCAACAGTTGTTGCTGGTGGACTTAATAGAACACATACTTCTGACATCTATGCTAAACTTGGCGAAAATCTAGCACGCAGAACATATGACGAATCGGGTAACTATACAGTAAAGTCATTCCCTGTTCTGGTTCGTGAACACCTTGATGATACTACAAACAATGGTCTTTATACTACGGAACTTGGTGGTGACGAGTTTCTTCTGGCAGTTGGGCTTGAAGCGGGTAAAGCATATGTTCGCGGTTATGAGTATGAAACTCGCCAGACAGAATATGCCTTCACTGAAAAGGGTATCGACACTGTAAAAAATTATAGTGTTCCCATCAGTTCTGCTTATGGTAACTATGTTGTTGTGACCGATTATAAGGGTTATTTGCCACTAGATGGTTCTAAGATTTCTCTTCGTAATGGTACCAAAATTCCTGTGTCGGGAGTAAATACTTCTACTGATACATTTACTTACACTTCTCATGGGTATTCTTCTGGTGATGTTGTAGTATACTCCAACAGCGGCGGCACAAGTGCTGCAGGATTAACAAGTGGCACTACATATTACGTTGCTACTGCTGGTTTAACTGCTAATGCCTTTAAAGTTAAGGCAGCAACAACATCTGGCACTCTTGCAGCGACTGTTGCTACTTCTGGTACTGCTGGTCAGTTTACTTGCGGCAACTCAACACTAGCTGTTGCTGATCGTATTACTATTACTGGTACACTTGGTGGAACTGGTACTATTACTAGTTACGCAACAGGTACTGTTTATAAAGTCTCTGCCGTAACTGGTACCTCACCGAACGTTACTGGGTTTACTTTAACAACCGAAGCTGATGTCGCGATCGTAACTACGGCAGGTACTCTAACTGGTCTAACATATACAACTGAAACAGTTATTAATCTTACAGGAACAGGTAACGATTCTCAGTACTTCTTCGATAACAGCGTAGATGGTAGTGCTCGTGTTCGTCACATTGAATACGTAGACGGAGCGGTTGGTTCTGTTGCTGCGAAATATAATATCTATGTCTATGATGTTCAAATGACTGCAGGAAATTTCTCTGATGTTGCTGGGTTGTATTATGCAAAAGATGGTGGCAATGATGGTTATGCTGACGTTTTTGAATCTGTATTAAAGTCATCACAATATAATAAACTTCTCTACAGAATGCCATCGCGTGCTACTAAGACAATCAAACCTGCTGCTCCTGGTGTCGATGCAGAGTTTGGTAACTACGAAACATCTCTATATTATACCAAGGTATATGAGGGTATTTCTATTTCTGGAGGCGCTGGTAGCATTACTCTTTCGGGTAATGAGTTCTTTATACAAAATGAAAATGATGCGATTGAGTCGTATATCAACAACAATCTGTTGATGGTAAAAGACACTGATGGTGAAATTATAGATCTGACAACAGGCACAGTTGATGCACTAGATGCTTCTGCTCAAATTATCAGTTTTACTGCTTTGGAAGATAGTTCTTCTTCTGTATTTACCGATACTGTTACCATCTATGCTACGGTTGAAGTAAACCTTGCGGCACCTCTTGTTAAAACTCTGAACAGAGCGAGATATGTTGCCTTTGATTTGTCTCATAAAATTCTTACAACATCAGTAGATGTTTCTACTGAAACATTCACATATACTGCCCACGGATATTCTTCTGGTGATGCTGTAGTATATTACAATGGTGGTGGAACAAGTATTACGGGATTAACGAGCGGTACTACGTATTATGTTATTTCTGCTGGACTAACTGCCAATGCCTTTAGAGTATCAGCAACGTCAGGTGGTAGTGCAGTCAATCTAACAGGTACAGGCAACAATGCTCAATACTTCTTTAAGGTAGGTGGCGGAACCTCATTAAATCTTGGTGTTGCAGACATCTTCTCTGTTGATG